AACGACATCGTAAAAGATGCTACTTGTGACTTTGACGCAACTTCTACCTTGACTTTGACTGACCGAGTTCTTTCGGTTGAGCCATTCCAAGTGAACTTGCAGCTTTGCAAGAAGGACTACTACTCTTCTTGGATTGGTGGTCAAATGGGTTTCTCTGCTTACGATAGCATCCCTGCTTCTTTCGCTGACTTCCTTATCGCCCACGTTGCTGCAAAGACTTCACAGAAGATTGAGCAGAACATTTGGAATGGTAACGCTGCAAGCGCAGGTGAGTTCTCTGGATTCCTTTCTTTGATGACTGCTGACTCTGACGTTATTGACGTAACCGCTACCACCGTGACTGCTGCTAACGTAATCGCAGAGCTTGGCAAAATTGCTGACGCAATTCCTTCTGCCCTTTACGGCAAGGAAGACCTGCAAATATTCGTACCACAAAACGTAGCAAAGGCTTATGTCCGTGCGCTTGGTGGTTTCGGAACTTCAGGTCTTGGAGCAAATGGTCTTGACAACAAAGGCACAATGTGGTACGGCAATGGAGACTTGTTCTTTGACGGCATCAAGGTTGTTATGTGTAACGGCTTACCTTCTAACAAGATGGTTGCAGGTCAAGCTTCTAACCTATTCTTCGGAACAGGGCTTCTTGATGAGCGCAACGAAGTACGTGTACTTGATATGGCTGACCTTGACGGTTCAGACAACATCCGTGTTATCCTACGCTTCTTCGCAGGAGTTCAGTACGGCATCGGAGCTGACGTAGTCCTTTACTCTTAATCCGAGTTAATGTAAATCAAGAGGGGGCTTGGGCTATGTCCTCGCCCTCTTTTTTAATTCTAATATAACAAAGAAAAAATGGCTTGTGATTTAACAAAAGGCAGGGCAGTACCCTGTAAAGACGTAGTAGGTGGCATCCGTGCCGTGTACTTTGTAGACTATGGTGACTTGGGTACAATTACCCTAACCAACGATGAGGTGACCAACATTTCGGGAACCTTTACTGCTTACCAATACCTTGTGAAAGGCAATAGCTCTTTTGAGCAGACCTTTAACTCAAGCCGTGATAATGGTACTACCTTCTTCACGCAAACCTTGAATTTGACGTTGACCAAACTCACAAAGGAGGACAACAAAGAATTGAAGTTGCTTGCTTATGGCCGCCCTTACGTTATCGTACAGGACTACAACGGCAACGCCTTCCTTATGGGAATGAATAACGGTGCTGAAGTAACAGGTGGAACGATTGTAACTGGTGCTGCAATGGGTGACCTATCGGGTTACACTTTGACAATGGAGGGACAAGAGGTTATGCCTGCCAACTTCATCGCAGGTGCTACTACTGCCAATCCTTTCGCAGGACTTGCAGGTGCTACTGACACGATTGTTGTAGGTTCAAACTCTTAAATGAATTAGGGGGGCGCAAGCCCCCTTATATTTACAAATAAAATGAGTAAACAAATTTTTTCTAAAATCGCCAAGATTGGTGAGGAGATACGTTCAGCAGAGGCTATCAAGGTTGAGCTTGCAACAGTTCAAAAACTCTCTACTATGACTGATGAGGTTGAGAAGGCATACAATAAGTTTAACAATGATTACACAAAGTTGCAGTCTGCAGTTAAACCTGTTGTCAGTTCGGGAGAAACACTATTAACACTTACGGGGTCTATTAAAAATGAGTACTCTATATTGGCTGCCGACTTTAAAAAGATTGGACTTAATATTAATGACTATGATGAGGGCAAAAAGTACAACAGACTAAACGCTATTGACCAAGAGGGCACAATTGAAGATATGATAAGAGAAGCAAAGCTTTTACTTTGATTGCTCTATCAAACAAAATAGTGCAGATGGACTAAGAAGGGGGCGTAAGCCCCTTTTCTATTTTCAAACAAATCGAAACTAAAAGGTTATTTATTTAAGATGCATATCCTTCAAGTATCAGCTTCACCTCAAACCATTACGGTCATCCCTCGTGAGTTCGTTTACTCATCAGAGGATTTGGAACTTTACTTTGAGCGTGTGTTGCTTGATGGTGGCACTTTAGAGGCCGAAGGATGCGTTACAAGCGCAGTTAACGCCCTTGATGGCGTTACACTATATTTGATTGATGAAAGCACCAACACAGAGCAAGAAATCAATCCAACAATAACAGAGGCCAATGGCTTTATGGATTTAACTGCAGTCTATACATTAGTCAACAACCGATTCTACGGCCTCAAGTTAATATACGATGGTGACCTAATCTACCGAGATAGGGTATTCGTAACTTCGCAGACAGACTTTGACAAATTTACCGTGAACCAAAATATCTACACGGAAGAAACAAGCTACAACAATGAGTACATCATCATCTAAAGTCCACGTTGTGAACTTCAGTTCCTACACCACGCCTGTTGTAAAAGAGGTGCAAGGAAAGGACTACGTTGAATACGGAGACAACAACGACTACTTCGGCTACCTAATTGACCGCTACAACGGCTCACCAACCAATAACGCTATCCTCAACTCTTTGATGGATATGACGTATGGTAAGGGACTGGATGCAACGGACTCTGCCAAGAAGCCGAGTGAGTACGCAGCGATGCGTGGCTTGTTTACAAAGTCTTGCTTGCAGAAGGTTGTTGCGGATTATGTTATGATGGGGCAATGCTCTTTTCAAGTTGTGTATTCGCAAGACCACAACACCATCGTAGAGGTACAGCACATCCCCGTAGAGACGCTGAGAGCCGCAAGGTGCAACGAAGACGGAGAGATTGAGGCTTACTACTACGCAAAGGATTGGACAGACGTAAAAGGCAGAAAAGAGACTGCGGTGCGCATCCCTGCATTTGGCACGAGTAAGGAAGGATTGGAGATATTGTACATCAAGCCATACCGAGCAGGATTCTACTACTACTCCCCAGTAGACTATCAAGGTGGCCTACCCTACGCAGAGCTTGAGGAGGAGATTGCCAACTACCACATCAACAACATCCAGAACGGCCTCTCGCCTTCTATGCTTATCAACTTCAATAACGGAGTACCAAGCGAAGAAGAACGCAGGAGCATAGAGCAGCAGATTGCCACGAAGTTTAGCGGTAGTTCAAACTCTGGTAAGTTTATCCTTGCATTTAATGATAATAAAGACCTTGCTGCAACGGTTGACCCTGTGCAGTTATCGGATGCTGCGGAGCAGTACCAATTCTTGAGCCAAGAGGCAACACAGAAGATAATGGTTTCACATCGTATTGTCAGCCCTATGCTATTAGGCATCAAAGACAATTCGGGATTAGGCAATAACGCTGATGAGCTGAAGACCGCATCTACGCTTTTGGATAACCTTGTCATTCGCCCAAAGCAGGAGATTATCATTGATGGCATAGACCAAATCTTGTCATACAACGACATCAGCCTCAATCTATACTTCAAGACCCTTCAGCCTTTAGAGTTCACCGAAGACGTAGTTACTCCTATGGATATGGAGACCCGTGAGGAGGAGACAGGCGTGAAACTATCAAGCCAAGAGCCAAGCGATGACCACCTTGATGCTATGTTCGCAGAGCTTGAGGTATTAGGTGAGGTAGTAAATGAAGATGAGTGGGAGCTTGTAGATGAACGGCCTGTTGACTACGATGCGGAGCAGGCTTTAAGCAAGTACGCATTTGCATCAACAGGCAGCGCATTCCCTAACGCCAAGAGCAGCCAAGACGGAGTAACGGAAGAAGGCAAGAGGTACAAGGTTCGTTATGCTTACGCTCCCGAAACTACGAAGACCAATAGCCGTGAGTTCTGCAAGAAGATGGTATCAGCAGGCAAGGTCTACCGCAAAGAGGATGTCCTTCGTATGAGCAGCCAAGCGGTAAACGCAGGCTTTGGTGAAGGTGGTTCATCCACCTATTCAATATGGCTTTACAAGGGCGGTGCAAGGTGTCATCACTTTTGGATGCGTAAGACGTACTTGGCAAAAGGCGAAGGCGTAACTCCCGATGTAGGCAACCCCAACGCAGAGGTGAGTGTAAATAAGGCAAAGAATGAAGGCGTACCCTTGAAGGCAAACCCAAAGGATGTGGCTCGCCCTCCGATGGATATGGATTATAGTGGCTTCACACCCGAATATGCAAAAGCAAGAGGCATTCCTAAAACCCCAACACATCGCTCATAATGGCAACGGCATTATTTATTAAGAGAGAGGACTTGGTTCGCAACACCGCAATAGGCGGTAACGTGGACACGGACAAGTTCATCCAGTTTATTAAGATAGCACAGGAGATACACATCCAAAACTACACAGGTACGAAGTTGTACGATAAAATCAGCAACGACATTATCGCAGGAACTTTGGCGAATCCCTACTTGGCTTTGGTGAACGACTACCTTCAGCCGATGTTGATTCATTGGGCTATGGTGGAGTACTTGCCTTTTGCTGCGTACACTATCGGCAACGGTGGCGTGTTCAAGCACAACTCCGAGAATAGCACCACCGCTGAAAAGATAGAGGTGGACTACCTTGTAGGCAAGGCTCGTGACTTGGCGCAGTACTACACCGATAGGTTCATTACTTATATGTCTTACAACCAAGCTTCATTCCCTCAATACAATTCAAACAACAATGCAGATGTCTACCCCGACACGGACTCCAACTTTGCATCGTGGGTTCTCTAAAAAGACCTATGTACCAAAGAAGGGCAATATCATCAAGCTAAAGAGTTACTTAAAAGAGAACGATGGCAAATAGTATATCTTGGGGCATTATTTACTGCTCTACTTGGTTTGGCCAAGTGGA